ATGGCGCAGCCCTCCGCCACCTTCACCGACGAGCTGGCCTGGGTGGTCGAGCTTCTCGACGCCGCCGAGGGGAGCCTCCGCAGGCTGCACCACCTCGCCGGCTATGAACAGCTGCCGGTCGACGTCGGACGCAGGCTGAAGCTGAAAGCCAACGGGGTCGAGGTCCAACGCACCTCCCTCGAAGAGATCGTCGACGGGACGCTCGGATGAGCCCCGGCCGCTTCCTCACCAACCCCTCGATCGTCGGAGACGGCGCTGGTGTCCGTGATTGCGGCAACGCCCGGTCGGGCCCGCTGCTCGGCCCCGAGTCGCGCCAGCGCCGTCTCGGGCGATCGCCCGGAGCAAAGACACGAAAGGAGCAGCACATGAGCACCACCACGGAGGTCGATCACATGCAGTTCTGGGAGCAGCTGGGCAGGGCGAGGACCCACGGTCTGCAGCTGCGGATCCTCAACGAGGCGAGGAAAGGCCTCGTGTCGCCGACGGAGTTGGCGACCGCGTTGGGAGAGCCGCTCGGCAACGTCGCCTACCACGTCAAGGTCCTGGCGAAGGACGGCCTGCTCACCGAACACCACACCGTCCCGCGCCGCGGCGCCGTGCAGCACTACTACGAGAGCACCCTCGACATCCCGAGCGACCTTGTCCCTGCCGAAGAGGCGGTCGCTGCCTGATGGCGCCTATTACGCCCGGGCGCATCGTCACCTACCGCGGCGAGGACGGTCGGGAGTTCCCGGCCGTCGTCTCGCGGGTCGCGCCGAAGATGGCCGAAGGCGACGACGAGAAGCAGCTGGTCGATCTGGTCGTCTTCGACATCCGGGAATCGGGCGGGACGAAGGTGCAACTGCGGGTCCAGCAGGACCCCTCGCACGCCTGCCTCAAGAACTCCTGGCGCTGGCCGGAGCGTGTGTCGTGAGCATCGTCGCCGCCATAGACGAGCGGCTCGGCTCGGTCGACGAGGAAATCAAGGAGCTCGAAGAACAGCTCGACGGCAAGAAGACCGAGCGGACCAAGCTGAGCGACTTCCGCGACCAGGCGCAAGAGTTCGACGGATCCGATGACGGGGGGGGCGTGGCTAGCGCCGCGTCCCCCGATCCTGTGCAGGCTCGGCGCGAGCGGCGACGGGCCAGCATCCCGAAGACGCCTCCGCGCCGAACGGCGCACCGGAGCCGCGTCAGCGATGCGACGGTCAAAGAGACGCTGGACTACATCGCTGCTCGCGAGAGGACCAAACCGGGCGAGCTGGACACCGCGATCGGCTTCTCGACCTCGACCCGTGCCCGCATCCTCAAACGGCTGGCCGATCAGGGCAAGATCATCGCCTTCTATGAAGGGCCGCAGCGCTATCTGAAACTTGCGGAGGACGATTCCGCCCCCGCCCGCCCGCAACCTTCGACGCCCTCTCCGGCCGACGCCGCCGCCGAGCACGGCGATCGCCGCAAGCTCGTCAAGGACGCGATCCTCGAGGGACTGAAGGACGGGCCGGTCGGCGCGGAGCGCCTCAAGGAGATCGTGCTCGAGGGGATCGACGGGGCCGACGACGGTGACTTCTCGGCCGCGCGTAGGCGGCTCGCGTCCGAGCGCCGGATCGAGGTCCGCGCCAACAAGCTGCAACTGACCGGCATCCAGGACAACTCGAAACCGCTCACCAACCTCGAGAAGGAAGTCGTCGACTTCGTCGGTAGCGGCCGCACCGCCAGGGAGACGGCGACCAACTGCCCCTTGCTCCACGGCAACGCCTTCACCGCGTCGCAGGTCCTCGCCGCACTCTCACACCGAGGGATCGTCCGACGTCGCTCGGGTCAGATGACCGGCGAGCAGGCGATCTACGAACTGCCCGAGGAGGCCGCGGCGTAGTGCCACGGCTCGCCTCGTGTCAGGTCTGCCCGGCTTCCTGGAGGGCCGAGGAGATCGACGTCTGCCCGGATTGCGGCAGCACCCAAATCCTCTGGGGGGGGGCTTTACGGCTCCCTGTTTCGCAAACGACCAAAACCGGCAGTCCTTCCGGTGAGCAGGAGGTAGTGATGAGCACTGCAGTCGCAGAGAAGACCTTCCGGATGATCCCCACGAAGGACATCGTGGCGATCCCGGGCACCAATCCGCGTGGGGAGATCGACCTTGGGAGCGACGATTTCGCCAAGTTGAAGGCTTCGATCGAGGCGCGTGGGATCGAAACGCCGATCAAGGTCGCCGCGGCCGATGCGACCGGGATCCACCCCGTGATCTTCGGCTTCACCCGCTTCGCCGCGGCAGAGGCGATCGGACTCGAGGCCGTCCCTGCGTTGGTCGACGAGGACCTCGACGAGAAGGGGCGCTTCCTGGCGGCCATCACCGAGAATCGCGCTCGCGCCGACATGACGCCGATGGCCGAGGCCCGGGCGCTGCAGACGCTCCGGGAGGACTTCGGCATGAAACAGGCCGAGGCCGCCGAGGCGATGTCGATGTCGGAGCGGTCGGCGCGCAATCGGCAGAAACTCCTCGACGTCCCCGATCCCATCGTGCCGATGATCGAGTCGGGCGAGATCCCGCTCGAGGCGATCCCCCACCTCGCCGCGATCGCCACGGTGCGCCCGGAGGCGGTCGTGGCGCTCGTCGGACTCGTTAGGGACGGGAAGGCGCTTCACGGGATTCGGCTCGACATGTTCGGCGACATGGCTTCCGTGGCCGACGCGCTCGGCCAGGTCGCAGCCAAACACGGTCTTCAGATCGTCGACAACCACTACGGCTCGTCGGCCGCGGGATCGCTTCCGGTGGCGACCGCCGAGCAGCTCAAGGAGATCAAGCAGCTGCATCGCGACCTTCCGTCGCCGCCCCACATGCAGAAGCCCGGCTTTCGGTTCACGACGGCTGACGGGAAGGCCGCAAAGGCAGGTGGCGCGCTGCTGGAGCTCTCCTACACGACGTCATGGGGTGCGAAGACGAAGGATGCCTACATCACTGACGGTGATCTCGTGTTCGAGCTCGCCAAGGCGAAGGTGCCGGCGATGCAGAAGGCGATCGAGCAGGAACGAGCGAAGTACGCCGAGCGCCGCGGCGTCGCGACCGAGGTGGTCGGTCAGCCCGACGCCGATCGCCAGAAGCAGGTCGAAAAAGAAGAGCGCAAGCGCAAACGGGAGCAGGAGATGGCGGCCAAGGCCAACGGCGACCTGCTGCAGGCCCTCGACGCGATGCCAAACCCGAAGGCGACCGATGTCGATGTTGTCCGGCTTGTCTGTGCGATGGCCTTGGGCGACGAGGACCTGGCGATCGAGTTCGTGAAGGGCGGCCTGGGAGCGCTTGACCCAAAGCGCTATGGCGATGTCGAAGAAGCCGAGGAGGACGCGCCGCTCGACGCACCCGAGGAACGATGGGCGGACGATGCCCTTCGGCAGGAGCTGCGGGAAGCAAAGAACGCGCCTGAATGCCTTCGGGTCGTCCTGCGCGCGGCCATCGCGCGCCGCCATGCCTTGGAAACCGCTGGCGGTCAGCGGTGGATGGCGATCCCTGGGCCACAGCTCGGCCCCCAGGTCATCGGGCCGGAGGTGCGGCCAGACCTCAACGTGCTCGACATGCTCGACGACATCGCCGACCGTTTCGGGATCCTTCCCGATGCGATGGCGAAGGCGACCGTCGAGCGCCGAAGGGAGCGAGAGAAACAGGCGGCCGAACTCGGGGAGCAAGCGGCCGAGCATGCGCGACTGATCGACGCCGCCGGCGCCGCGGAAACCGACGCCGAGAAGGTGCTTGCCGTGGTGCTCGCCAACGCCGGAACCGAGGCCCACAAACTCGCCAAGGCTCTCGGCGTCAGGCCCAATCGGCTGTACCGGATCCTCGGCGACCTCGAGAAGGAAGGCAAGGTCTCGAAGAACGGCCACGCCTACACCGCCGTCGCGGAGCCAGCCGCCGCTTGAACCCGTTGCGCGACCCACTGGCCGGTAAACGGCAGGCCATCAACGACCGCGAGCTGATGACGCTCATCTGGCCGTTGATGGTCGACGGTCGCGAGCAGCGTTGCCCCGTCAACCGCGGCGACGTCTTCGACATGCGCACCTGCTCGATCGAGATCACCCGCACCGAGCGATCCCGTGTCAGCGGCACGCGAGTGTGGTTGGCGCTGTTCAGCCGCACCGAGAAGCGGGTCGACCGCCCGACGTTGCTCAGCCGCGGCACCGGCGCCAGCTACACCGATGACCCGAGTCAGGCGCTCGGTCTGAGTGAAGACGTCTTCCACGGCTCGGCGTTGACGATTGACGCGATCGAAGAGGACGAACGCAGCGCCGCCCACAAGAACGCCGGCGAGCCGCTCGAGCCCGAGGCCGTGCCGCCGCACGAGATCAAGCACTACCGCGGCAGCCGCGATGCTCATCAGCGTCACCTGCTCGAGATGGGCGCACAGCGTCTGGCGATCGAGGAGTTGCCCTTGTCAGAGCGGCTGCGTCGCCTCGAAGACGATCCACGCGCCGATCTCAGCCGTCAGTTCGCCCGCATCCGCCAAGGCGTCGAGGCGGCGGAAGCAAAGGCCAAACGCCTCGGCGAGAAGGTTCCGTCCGAGCATGCGGCTTAACTGCCCGATCGAGCCCCGGGCCTTCGGTTTGCCCAATAGTCACTTGCGAGCCGCACGCCTTAAGCCGGAGGTCGGACTATGCGAATAGACGATCTACTCGCCCGTCAACTTCGCGCTCTGGGCTTCGATTCGTATTGGTCCTACCTTCAGTCGCCGCACTGGCAGTCGGTCTCGAAGCGCTACCGCGAATCCGATCTGCTGCAATCGTGCATCTGCGGCGCCGCTCGCTCGCTGCAGCTACATCACAAGACCTACGAGAGGCTGGGCACCGAGCACCTTGAGGATCTGATCCTGTTGTGCCGCGGATGTCACCAGGATGTCCACTACTTCATGCGCCGCGGTTGGCTGACGCTCGACCTGGACGGCCTTGTCAATCGCAAGCGCGCCGCCGACTACCGAGCCGCTCGCCGTCCGATTGAAGCTGCTGACCCCGAGCCGCACCGATCGCTGTCCGATCGCCTGCGGCTCATCCGTCTCGAAGCACGTGATCGCCACATCGACATCTCGTCGGAGCTCCGCGTCATCGAACAGCGGATCGCCAAGGGCGAGCGCAAGGTCCGACTGGCGGCTGCAGCGTGACCACCCAGATCATCCGATCGGCCCTCCAACCGGTCACCCGGCTTCACCGGGATTTGCCAGCGCGCATCAGCGCCTCAGGCGTTGTATGCGCCGATCTGACGGCCACCATTTCGGGCGTGACCCCCACCGTGAAAAGACTTGCCGTCGTCGCTCAGCCCGCTGCTGTACCCCCCCAGCCGCAACCTGAGCACCGCGACCGCCCTCCGGCTTTTTTAGGAGGGCGGTCGCTTTGACCCGCCCGCCGTCAACGTTTCTCCCCCCGACGCGAATAATTCGATTGCCGGGGGAGGGGGGTCTGAGATCAAGGGGTGGTCAGACCCACCTCGAGGCCACTTCCAGGGGTGGTGGGGGCCGGCTCAACACCACCAAACGGGGGTATGGCAGCACCCACCAGAAGCTGCGAAGGGCCCTTGCGCCGAAGGTCGCCACCGGCCGGATGAAGTGCTGGCGGTGCGGCGAGCTGATCCTGGCCGGCGAAAAGTGGGACCTCGGTCATGACGACGACGATCGCCGTGTGTACCGCGGGCCCGAGCACCTCCTCTGCAATCGGGCGACGTCGTCTCGACGCAGCTGGCGATCGAGGGTGTGGTAGCCATTGCCGTCGCTCAAGAAGCTCACGCGCGACAAGCTGAACGATCGCGCTGCAGCGCTCGGCATCGACGCGGTGCCGATGGCGACGCGGCGCGAGGTGATCGAGGCGATCGAGGCGCGGCAGAAGCGATTCGGCGCCCTCTCGCCGGACCTCTTCCGCTACGGCGCCCGGGTGCTGCGCGTGCACGGCGAGAGGGTCGTGATCTCGGCCCCGCGCGATCTCGCCGAGTACCTCTTTCAGGCGCCACTGAGCCTGAGCGCCTCGTCGAGCTCGATCGAGGCGGCCGAGCGCGACGTCGACAAGATCCGGGAGCGCGACCCGGCGATCGGCGAGTCGGTGATCGCCGCGACCGTGGTGCGGATGGCCTACGAAGTGGACAACCCCTTCAATTCCGCCACCTCCAAGGCGCAGTGCGCGAAAGAGCTGCGCCAGGCCTTCGAATCGCTCCTCGAGCAGTCGCCGGCCCCGCCGGAAGAGGAGGGCGACCTTGAGCGGATCCGGCGCGCGCGGTCCGCTCGGCGCGAAGCAGCTTGACTCGCTCTTGGTTCCCGCCGAGCAGCGCCCACGATCGCTCTGGGTCCCCGCTCGAGACGATTCGGCCGGCGACGAAGTCATGGAGGTCGTCCGACTCGGCGGCGTGACGCTCGACTTCTGGCAGGAGTTCACGCTCCGGGAGTCGGTGGGCGAACGCGACGGCCATTGGGCGGCCATGCAGGTCGGTCTCGAGGTCTCCAGGCAGAACGGGAAGGGCGAGATCATGCTCGGCCGCCAGGTGGCGGGCCTCTTCCTCTTCGAGGAAAAGGAACAGGTCCACTCGGCCCACGAGTTCAAGACCAGCCTCGCCGCTTTCCAGAAGCTCAAACGCGTCGTCGAAGAGACGCCCGCCTTCGATCGGGAAGTCCTGTCGATTAAAGGCTCACACGGCGAAGAGGGAATCTACCTCCGCCACGGGCGCTGTATCCGCTTCTTCACCCGGACCAAATCCGGCGGCCGCGGCCTCTCGGGACGGGACCTGCTGTACCTCGACGAGGCGATGATCCTGCCCTCGGAAATGATGGCCTCACTCATGCCGATCCTCTCGGCGCAGCCGAACCCCCAGATGTGGCTGGTCGGTTCCGCGGTCGACCAGGAGGTGCACGAGCACGGGGAAGTCTTCGCCAAACTGCGCGCCCGCGGGCTGAGGCAGGGGGACGAACGAGCGATGTGGGTCGGGTACGGGTGGTGCCCTACGTCGCCCGAGGAGGAGAAGGAGCCGCTTCTCCCCGACGGCGCCGGGGATCTTCTCGACGATCACGAATTCCTGGCTGCATCGAATCCGGCCTTCGGCGTCCGCATCACCGCGGCCTTCGTGGAAGAGGAACGGGAGACGCTCCCCGCTCGCGAGTTCGCGGTCGAGCGCGGCGGCATCGGCGACTGGCCGGACACGAGCCAGGAGCAGAACGAGTTCTTCGACATGGGGAGCTGGGCCCGTTGCGGGAAGCGCGGGTCCATCGACGGCGCACCGATTCTCGGCATCGACGTCTCGACCACGCGGGCGGTTGCATCGATCGGCGCGGCAGGCAGATCTGCCGGTGACGCCCGGGTCGAGCTGATCGAGCGACGGCGCGGGACCTCCTGGGTCGTCGCTCGGACCAAGGAGATCGTCGAGAGGCACGGCGTCACCCAAGTGGTGATCAATCCAAAAAGCCAGGCCGCGACCCTGATCCCGGCGCTCGAGGAGGCGATCGGCTTCGAAGTCACCGTGACTTCGGCGGATGAGTACGCGGAGGCCTGCGGCACGTTCCTCGACGCGGCGAACGATGGCGGCGCATTCCGGCATGGCAACCAGCCGGAGCTGGACTCGGCCCTCAAAGGCATCGCGACGCGGCCGCTCGGCGAGCGCTTCGCCTGGGACAAGAAGAAATCCAAAAACGACATCACCCCGCTCTGTGCCGTGACTCTGGCGCGGTGGGGGGCGCTCAAGGGCGAGGAGGTCTCCGTGTACAACGATCGTGATCTTCTGGTGCTCGACTGATGAGGCGCCGCAAGCGCGCCCCCGTGAACCGCGGAGACGCCGGCGTCGTCGCCGGCGCCGCGGCCGCCGTTCTTGGGATCGCCCTGATCTCGATCCCCGTCGCTCTTATCGTCGGCGGGGTCGCTCTCGCCATCGGCTGCGTCCTTCTTGAGGGGCAGCGCTAGATGGGGATCGCCCGGGCCCTCGCCGGCACCTTCAGCCGCGGCCACGTCCTCGGCGAAGGCGACGAAGGAGACCTGCTTCTAGGGGGCAACCGGAGCGCGGCGGGGGAACGCGTCTCCGAAAGCAGTGCGATGAAAGTCGCGGTGATCTACTCGTGTGTCTCGTTGATCGCCAGCTGCGTGCGCGCGATGCCGCTACGGATCCGCCAGGACCTCGGCGACGGCGTCCTGAGGGACGACCGCGAATCGCGGATGTGGTCGTTGCTCTCCGAACGGCCGAACGAAGAGATGCACGCCGGCACGCTCTGGGAGTGGGTGACGAAATGCCTGCTGCTCCGCGGCAACGCCTTCCTCTATCTCCAGCGTGATCGCGCAGGCCGGGTGACCGAACTCTGGCCGCTTCACCCTCGCCGCGTCTACGTCCGCCGCGACCTGATCACCCGCCGCAAGGTGTTCGAAGTGATGGCGCCCGACAACCTCGAGCGGGTCGAATTCTTCGGCACGAGCCAGGACATCCTGCAGATCCCCGGCTTCGACTACAACGGCCTCGTAGGCCAGTCGGTGATCTGGCATCAGCGCGAGACGGTCGGGCGGGCGCTCCGGGAGGACCGCTTCGCCTCCGAGACGCTGCGCAACAACGCGCGCCCCGCCGGCGTCATCAGCGTCAAAGGCAAGCTCGATCCCGACCGGGCCAAGGCTCTCGGCGAACGGTGGAACGCCGCGCACGGCGGCTCCAAGGTCGGGGGTACCGCGGTGCTCGAGGAAGACACCAAATGGGAGGCCGTGACCATGTCCGCGGCCGACCTCGAGCTCGTCGAGCAGCGGGGGATGTCGCGAGAGGATCTGGCGCTCGCCTTTCAGATCCCCGGCGACTTCGTCTACTCGGGCAGCAAAACCAACAACCTCCACTACAGCTCCGACGCCTCCCGCGATCTGCGCCTGGTGAAGTACGGCGTGCTCCCGTGGGGTGGCCGCATCCAGGACGCGCTCGAGATCTGCGATCTGCTCCCGTGGCGATACGGGATGTCGACCGGCCGACGCGTCCCTCGCTTCGACCCCAACGGCCTCCTTCTCGCTGACATCAAAACCCGCTTCGAAGCCCACAAAATGGGCATCGAAGGCCACTTCCTGGCGCCAGACGAGGCGCGCGAAGAGGAGAGCCTGCCACCTCTCGGCAACGCCTACTCCAAACCCATTCCCCCCGTCGCCAAGCCCTCGGCCACCGCGCCGGGGGCCGGCGGCTGAGCCACACAGGAGGACATATGAAGGACCGCACCCCTCCCGTCGTTGACGGGGAGCTCGAGGCACGCTCGGCGCGCCTCACCGGGCTGGAGATCCGCGCCGCCGAAGACGGCAAGGTGACGATCTCCGGCTACGCCGCCGTCTTCGACTCGCCGAGCGAGGACATGGGCGGCTGGGTCGAGGTGATCAAACGTGGCGCCTTCCGCAAGGCGCTCCAGGGCGACCCTGACGTCCGCCTCCTGGTCAACCACGAAGGCCTCCCGTTCGCGCGGACCAAGAACGGCACGCTGACCCTCAAAGAGGACACCACCGGGCTCAAATTCGAAGCCGAACTCGACGACACCCAGGACGCCCGCGACCTGGTGGCGAAGCTGGAGCGCGGCGACGTCGACGAAATGTCCTTCCGCTTCCGGCTCTCGCTCGAGGGCCGCGAATGGGTCTTCCCCGATGGCGAGGACGAGCCGGCGCAGCGCATCATCAACGAATTCGAAGAAATCCTCGAGGTCTCGATCGTGACCTTCGCCGCCTACCCGGCCACGGAGGTCGGAGTGAGGTCGATGGTCGCCGGCGAGCCGATCGCGCGGCAGGACGGCACCCTCAGCCGCGACCTCTTCGACGCTGTGGCCGCCCGTGTTCATGCGGGCGAGCTCGACGCGACCCGCGCCGATCGGCGCGAGCTCGAGCGTGCCGCGGCTCAACTAAAGACTGTGACTCCCTGGCAGCGCGAGCTCGCCCTTCGGGCAACCGGCGATGAGCCGGAGGGCGATGGCGCCGCTGCCGATCCGCCGAGGGAGGAACGCAGCGGTGAGCAGGAGACGGACGGACCGTCCGTCGAGGTCCTGCGTCGCCGCATCGAGGCCCGCGAGCGCGACTTCGCGTTCGGGGGCCACTGACAACCCCACAGGACGGAGGACCGATGGACCCGAAGAAGAAGGTCGGTGACCTCCTCGAGGAGCGCGCCAAGCTCGTCACCGAGCAGCGCGAAATCCTCGAGACGGCGGAGACGGAGAAGCGCGAACTCACCGCCGAGGATCGCTCGACGTACGACAAGCAGGAAGTGCGGATCGGCGAGATCGAGGGCGATGTCCGTCGCTTCGAAGCTCAGACCAAGGCCGAGGAGGAGTTCCGCGCCAAATCGAATGCCCCAGCGCCCGACGGCACCGGCGAGGAGGGCGAGCGTGGCACTCGCGAGCGCAATCGCGCCTCCGATGAGTACCGCGATGCGTTCGAGTCCTACATCCGAGGTCGACAGCTGACCGATGAGGAGCGCTCGACGCTCAATACGGGAACCGATGCTGAAGGCGGCTTCGCCGTCGCCGAGTCGTGGACGGCGCTCCATGAGCGTCTCCGCGAAACCGGCTCGATCCGCGGGCTGGCGGAGGTCATCACGACCGAAAAGGGCGGCGACCTGCACGTCCCGCGTGAGAAACCGGAAGGCGGCGACGCGGCCGAACCGGAAATCGTCGACGAAGAGGAACTCTTCCCCGACGATGCCGATGAATTCGACGAGGCGATCCTCGGCGCGTTCAAGTTCGGCCGCATGACGAAAGCCGCCGAAGAGATGCTGGAAGACAGCCTCTTCAACGTCGAGGGGTACGTCGGCAAACGGCTCGGCTTCCAGCTGGGCCGCTCCACCAACCGGAAGTACGTCCAGGGCACCGGCGCCGGCCAGCCCGAAGGCCTGTTCTCGAAAGGGATCCCCGGGACCACTCTGGCCTCGAAAACGGCGATCGCCTCGGACGAGGTCATCGACCTCACCTATCGGGTGATCCGCCCGTATCGGGTCCGCGGCGCCTACATCGCCAACGACCTCACGGTCGCGGCCATCCGGAAGATCAAGGACTCGGTGGGCCAGTACCTCTGGCAGCCGACCGTGCAGGCCGGAGAGCCGGACCGCCTCAACGGCTACCCGATCCACACCGACCCCGACGTCGACCAGCTCGGCTCGAAAAAACGGGTCCTGGGCTTCGGCGATGTCGAGATGGCCTACATGATCCGCGACGTGCTCGGGGTGACCATCCGATTCCTCCCGGAGCGCTTCGCCGACAACGACCAGGTCGCCTGGCGGGGCAAGCTCCGCACCGACGGCAAATACATCGACCCGAACGCGTTCAGGCTCGCGGTCTGCCCCGAATAGGGCGCCGCTCAACGACCGGTGGCGCCCCCGGCCTGAGTGCCGGGGGCGCCGACCGTCGAAAGGAGTTGGACATGAGATCTGTTCGCTACCTCTGCAGCATGGGGATGTCGGAGGGTCCGGGCATCCAGGCCGGAGAAGTGCGCTCGGTCGACGACGATGAGGCCGACCGCCTGGTCGCCGCGGACCTTGCGGTCGACGACGACGGGCAGACGCCCGTGAGCGATGCGGCCGCGCCGGCACCGTCCGAACCCTTCGCGGGCTACGACGAGGCCCACGCGGACGACGTCATCGGCAAGGTCGAGGACGGTGCGCTCGACCTCGGCCAGCTGCTCGCGCTGCGGACCGCGGAGGCTGCGGGGAAGAACCGCTCGACGGTGCTCGCCGCCGTCACCGAGAAGCTCCAGGCGGCGTCGACCGCACTGAAGCCGACGCCCGAGGTCGAGGTGCCCGCCGGCGTCGTCCCCGGCGAGACGCCCGGATGGCCCGTCGACGCGGTCTCCGGCGAGCCGCTCGATCTGCCCGACCAGGTCCGCGAGGAACTCGCGGCGATCCCGATCAAGGAGGACGACGTGGAGGAGACCCGCGGCGGTTCGACCGCGGACGGCGCGACGGCTGATTCCGCGAAAGCGGCGAAGGCCGAGACGACGTCCTCGAAGAAGGCCGGCGCGGCGCACACCAAAGCGTCGAAAAAAGCCACCGGCGCGACGAAACGGAGCTGAGCGAGCCTTGGAGCTGCTCAAGGGAGTCGCAGCCGAGCTGCGGCTCCCTCCTCCCGGCGGCGACCCGGTCGCCTTCACCGATGCTCCACGGGTCACCATCACCCGCGACTCCGACGGCGTCGCGGTGGTCGCCGACATCGCCGCCACCAAACGAGAAGCGGGCGACGAAGTCTGGTTCACCGTCGAGATCTCCGGCACCGAGATCCCGCAGGTCGACGTCCTCACCGCAGTGTGGACCGATGGCTCGAGCACCTACACGACCTACGCCGAGGTAGTCGGCGGCTTCCTCACCTCGATCGCCGCGGTGAAGAAGAAGCTGGACGAAAACTGGCCGGGTGACGACGAATTCGCCGGGGCCCGCGAGATCGCGTCGCGCTCGATCGAGGACGCCTGCAACGTGTCCTTCCGCCCGCGCTACGCCCGCGCGACCGTCGCCGGCAGCGGCTCGACCAGGCTCCTTCTCCCGCGGCCGCAGTTGCTCGAGCTGCTCGGAATCACGGTCGGCGGCGAACCACTCGACATCTCGGCGATCGCCGTCGACTCGGTCGGCTACCTGGTGGGCGCCTCTCCCTGGAGGCAGTCCGAGCTCGTAGTCACCTACGTCCACGGCTACCGGAACTTCCCGGCGGCAGACCTGCCGGTCCGCGACCTGGCCGCCCACCTTCTCGCGAAAGACCCGACCGACTGGAACGAGCGGGCCACCGCGGTGAGCAACGAGCTCGGCTCCTACACCCTGGTGACGCCCGGTGTCCGCGGCGCGCTCTTCCCGCTCCCGAGTGTCAACGCCTTCGTCGAAGAAAACCGCTACCCGGTGATCGCCTGATGGCCTCGACGGCGATCCCAGCGCTGAAGTCGGCAATCCTCGCCGCCCTCGAAGCCGATCCGACTCCGGAAGGCCTCGACGGCGTCGCGATCTCCGGCGACAAGGAGCCGACCCGGGAGAGCGAGTACGTGTGGCTCTACAAAGCCAAGGCCAAGCGCGAGTTCAAAACGATCGGGCGGCGCCCGGTGAAGGTCGATGAGGACCTCAGCATCTCCCTGCGCGTGCTTGCCGTGAAGGGCAGCCAGGCCGAGGCGGAGTCCCGCGCACTCGCGATCGCCGCCGCCGTGGAGGGGGTCCTTCGGGATCTCGAACCCGGAGACGACGAGGCCGTCTTCCTTGCCCCCCTTCTTGTTCAGGAGCTCGAAGACGAGCCCCTGCTGTTCGACCAAAAAGCCGGCTGCCACGTCCTGATGACCGTGGTCACCAAAGCCCGGATCTGACCGAGGAGGTCTCCATGAAGGTGAAGTACGAAGGCGGCTCGGCCGCAGTGACCGTCGATCGTGTCGGTCGCGTCGAGCGAGGGTCGACGATCGAGGTCGACGACCAGGTCGGCAAGCAGCTGGTCGAGCAGGGCTGGAAGAAGGTCGGTAGCTCGACCTCCAAAAAAGGCGGCAAAAAAGCCTCCAAAAAAGGCGGTCGTAAAAAGGCTTCCTCGACCCCGACCTCGACGACCACGGATTCCTCCGCGGACGCGAGCTCCCCGCCGGCGCCGCCGGTCGACGACAACCCGGCCGGCTAGCAGCAGGCCACCTCACCTCTCCCGGAAGGAGATCGATTCATGCCCAACCAGCGAAGTGGCCTCGGCGGTCAGATCGGGTTCGGAACCGAGACCGCGTACGGCACCTACAAAGCTCCCACGAGGTTCCTCCCGTTCGAATCGGAGGGAGTAAGCCTCACGAAGGAATACGTCAAATCGGCGGGGATCCGAGCCGGGCGCATGTCGCAGCCCGCCAACCAGCACCGTGGCACCACCCAGGCCGGCGCGGGTGACACCACCCTCGAGATGTACGACCAGGGGATGCTGCCCTTCCTCAACCTGCTCACCGGCGACACTCTCACCCCGACGAAAATCGGGACCTCGACGGCCTACAAAACCGACGTGGCGGTCGGGCTGGACCCGCCGATCGGCAAGAGCACCACGGTGCAGATCGGCCGGCCCGACGTCGGTGGCACGGTCAACCCGTTCAGCTACCTCGGCGGGAAGATCATCAGCCTCAAAATCTCGATCGACGCGAACGGTATCTGCACGTTCGTGCCGACCTGGGATTTCCAGGACGAGGACACGTCCAAAACGCTCGCAGCGGCGACCTACGATGCCGACGCGCTGCCCTTCACCTTCCAGCAGATGGCGGCGCTGGTCGGCGGGGAATCGCTCGGGAACGTGCTCTCCGCGGAAATCACCATCTCGATCCCGCAGAAAGTCGATCGCTACCACCTGGGCAACAAAGGCCTCAAGGCGGAACCGCTCCCGAACGGGCTGCTCGCGGTGACCGGCTCGGCCACCATGGAGTTCGGGAGCATGGCCGACCACGATCGCTACCTCAGTGAAGAAGTGATCGAACTCGGCCTGAACGCCGAAGGCGCCGAAATCGACGCCGAAAACAACATGGAGGCCAACTTCACGCTCACGGCGGCGAAGCAGGTCACCTCGGCGCCGACGGTCACCGGCCCCGACGTCGTCCAGACCTCGTTGAGCTTCGAAGGCCTCGACGACGGGACGCAGGCGCCGTTCAAGGCGCAGATCATCAGTACCGATAGCGCGGTCTGACTCAGGCGTTCGGAACGTCTGACAGAGCGTCTGGGAGGTAGGTAATGCCGAGTCGAGGGGTCGTCGGCACCGACGGGATGCGCGTCTTCGCCAAGGAGATGCGCGCCCTGAGCCCGTTGCTGGGCAAAGCGACGTCGGCGGCCCTCCGCGCGATCGGCAATGTGGAGCGGGACAAGATCCGCTCGTCGACCGCGCCGCCGTTTGCGCAGAGTCCGGCTGAAGACTCCCAGGGTCAGCCGGGGCGCAAGCGGAAAACGGTGAAGACCAGCGTCCGCGTCGGCGGCGTCTCGCTCTACTCGCTGCAACCTGACGCCGCCGTCTCCAACTGGGGCGGCACGATCAGGCCTCGAGGCGTGCCGATCAAGATCCCGCGCTCCGAATTCATCAGCGGCCAGGTGATGGAGGACGCGAACGAGATCGCGGCCGCGCTCGGCGAGCTCCCCGTCGAGCTCGCCCGGCGTTACGCCGGCTTCAAAGGCTGACCCAGCTTCCACCGGCAGTCCTGCCGGTCACACGTGCGGCGCCCGGCCGAGGATGGCGGCCGCGGCGCCGCACGAGCCATCCGAACCATCCACGGAACAGGAGGACCCCGCGATGCCGAAAGCCAAAGGCGACGCCGATGCCCAGGAGGGCGTCAAGAAGATCCGCTTCACCCTCGACGACGGGAAACCGCTCGACCTCGACCTCACCGATCTGACGACGGGTGAGCGGATCGAGATCGAGGACCACATGGGCGTGCCCTACCCACTCGCGATGGGCGGGCGCTTCTTCCTGTCGGAAAAGCTGCAGGCCTTCCTCGCCTTCGTCGCGCTCCGGCGCCGCAAAAAGGCCGCCGCGCTCGACGACGTCATGGCCAGCAAAAAACTGGACATCGTCTACGACCCGGCCGAGGAGGCATCTGACCCTCCTACGAAAGCGGGGCGTGGCAAACGGACCCCCGCGAGCTCTGGGACGAAAGCCTCCTAGAGGTCTTCCGCGTGATGCCCGACGACATGCACCGTTTCTCGCCTGCGCAGATCGCGCAGATGCAGAGGCGTGCCGCGGAAAAGCTGAGGGCCCAGTCGTGATCGCCACGGCTGGGCCCTTCGTGCGTGGAGGGGCGATCGCCTGATGCCAGAGCGCACGCTGGTCATCTCGATCATCGGCGACAACGCCTCGGCGCGGAAAGCCTTCGCCGGAACCGGCACCGCGGCCGCGGCCGCCTCTCGTCAGGTTGATGCCGCCGGTCGATCAGTCGAGTCGACGGGCACCAAGATCGAGAAGTTCGGCAAGGGGATGTCGACGGTCGGGGGCAGCCTCAGCAAGTACGTCTCGCTGCCACTGGTCGGCGTCGGTGCGGCCGCGGTGAAGATGGGCCTCGACTTCGACAAAACGATGCTGTTGGTGGAAACCCACACCGAGAGCACCAAAGCCCAGGTCGACGAGTACAAGAAGGCGATCCTCGAGATGTCGCAGTCGGGGAAATACACCCAGGGCCCAAACGAACTGGGCGAAGCGATGTACCACATCGCCTCCGACGGCTACCACGGGAAAAAGGCGATCGACGCCCTCAAGCAGTCCGCCGACCTGGCGATGCTGGGGCAGTCGGGTCTCGCCGAAACGACCTACGCCGTCGTCTCGGCGATGAAGACCGGGATCAAGGGCACCGAAGACCTGCACGAAACGATCGGGATCCTCAACGGCACCATGGGTGCCGGGGACACGCAGATGGGGGAACTCACCGCGTCCCTCTCGACCGGGGTGGTCCCGGCGGCGAAAGCGGCAGGCCTCGAACTGACCGACGTCGGCGCGGCGATCGCCTTCATGACGGCCCGCGGTGTGCCGGCCCAGAAAGCCGCCTACGGGCTGGCCATGAACTTCCAGCAGCTCGTCCCCTACACCGAAAAGGCGAAAGACGCGACCAAGCGACTCGGCCTGGGCCTCGACGAGCTCGGCGAAAAAGCCGAGGAAGGCCCACGGGGCTGGCTGCACGCGCTCCAGGACCTCAAAGAACACCTGGAAGGGCTGCCGAAATTCGCCCAGACGCAGGCCATCGAGGAACTCTTCGGCGGCGGCCGCACCTCCCGCGGGATCCTCGCCCAGCTGCAGAACCTCAAGGACCTCGAAGCCACCTATGAACGGTTGGAAACGATCGAGGGGCGCACCGACAAGAACCTGAAGACGGCCCGCGAAAGCGAAGCCAATCAGTGGCAGGAGGAGTGGGCGCAGCTGCAGGCCGACCTGGTCGAACTCGGCAATGAACTGACCCCGGTGCTGCTGCCGATCCTGAAGGAAGTCTCACACGACGTAGGTGACATCGCCCACGAGTTCGACCAGCTGCCGGCCGGCGCGAAGCACTGGATCGTCGTCCTCGGCCTCGCCGCCGCGGCGTTGGGCCCGGTCACGAAGGGGGTCGGCGGCATCATCACGCTCGTCGGCAGGGCGACCAAGGCCTTCGAGGGGATGACGGGCGCGGAGGAGGCCTCGAACCTGGCGATGGGCGGCGTGATTCCTGCGGGCCGCACCGCGACGACGGCGGCCGCCTCGGCGGAGTCGGCGGCTCTACCGGTTGGATGGCTGGGTACCGAGAGGCGAGCGGAGCAGGCGTCGCTCCAGCGTGCCGGAGAGTTGAGCTCGAGGGACATCGGCGTCGCCAGCGCCGGGATCTCGGAGGGCGACGCTACGCGAGACGCCCTCAGCCTCGGCCTCGGCTCGTCGTCCTCCGCGGCCCGTTCCGCGACGCTCTCCTCGGCCCGTTCGATCGCCGGCAGCCTCGGCAAGGGCCTCCTGACCTACGGGGTCGGTGGCCTGGTCGTCGGCCAGGTGGTCAAGGAAGTCGGCGACAGTGACCTGGCCACCAAGGTCGGTGACGCTATCCAGGGTGCCGGCGTCGGCGCGGCGATCGGCAGCGCGATCGCGCCCGGCATCGGAACCGGCATCGGGGCGGCTGTCGGCGGGATTGCAGGCATCATGCTCGACTCGGTCGGGGACGAAGGCGCGGAGCTCGAACAGGCGGGCGCCAAGGAGGCCCGTAGTTTCCTCAACGGCTTCAGGAAGGAGCGCGAAAGCGGGCGCCTGCAGAAGCTGGTCGACCACGGCGCCCTCGGCCGCGAAGGGCAGCGCCAGGGCGCCGGCGACGTTCCCGGGACCGAATACGGGACGACCTACCGGGAAGGCGCTACCGGCCTTCGGGGCGTCAGGGCGGAACTGCGCGATAAGCGCCAGTCGGCCGAATACTCGGAACAGCCGAAAGCGGTCATAAAGGCTTACTCCGACGAACTGGCGGCCGTCAATCGGCAGATCGCGGCGATCAAGAACGCTCGCGCCAACTTCAGTCAGGTGCTGGGCCAGATGAAAGGCGACGTCGCCCTCGGGATGGGCGCGATCGACAGGGACCTGGTGGCGGGTCTCTCCGAGGCCGACACGGCGTGGGGACAGGGCACTTCCGGCTGGCGCACGCACACCGCCGAGGCCATGGAAGGCGCAGTCGCCTCGATCGAAGAAGGCATGGATGACGGCACTATCAAGGCGAAGACCGGGCAGAAGCAGATCGACAAGCTCCTAGGCGAAATCCACCTAATCAAGGGCGATGACCCGTTCGGGCTCGCCAAGGCCACCTCCGACTCCTTCAAGAAGGCCGGAGGCATCACCTCGAGCGGAGTCAAGAAGTGGGAAGCCGAGCTCGAACAGATGCCGAAGGCGGCGCGCACCTCCTCGATCGACTCGACCAACAAGATGCTCCAGGCCTGGGCCGACGGCCACCCGAAGATCGAACGGCAGATCGAATCCCTCACCAAGTTCGAGATCAGCCACTTCGGCGCCACCAACAAGCAGCTGCGCGAAGGGGTGAAAAAGGGCGCGACGGGTCCGGTCGCCGAAGCCTTCTACGAAGCTGCGACCGGCGTCGGCGGCGCGCTCGACAACATCGGCACCAACACCAACGCGATGTTGAAAGCGCTCGGCCTGCACGACATGGTCGAATTCGAGGCGATCGTCTTCGGCCCCTCGAGGATGGGCGGGACCCAGCTCAACAGCGAAGGCGGCGGCTCGCGCGTCGCCGGGGATGCCAAACACCACAACTACGCCGGCGGCGGTCTCGCCCGGGTCGGCGGACAGGGCCTCAACGACACGGTCGGCCTCCAGGTGAACGGTGTGATGTCGGCGATGGTCGCTCCGGGCGAGGACCTGATGGTGGTGAACCGCCACCAGCGCGGTCCCCTCGACTACGCCGTCGCCAACACCTTCGGCGTCGCCGGCATGGACGGCTTCTTCGGGGCCTTCGACCGCCCCCACTACGCCGCGAAGGGAGGCGAGGTCAAGGTCGCGGGCCCGGGCCTCGTCGGCGCTGTCGGCCACGGCGCTCTTTCGCACGCCGCGGCCGCGGTGAACAGGTACTTCGAAGCGCACGAACCGAAACCCTCGACCGGCACCGCGGCAACCTACAGCGGCAAGGTCCCGTCGGGGGTCGGCTCCTTCGACGGCTACCCGGTGGACAAGTGGATCATCCCCGAGCTCGAATACGCGGTCGCCCATGGCTGGGACGGTCGAATTACCTCGGGTTACCGCACGCCCCAGCACTCGGCTGAACTCGGCTTCCCGGATGACGAACACACGAAGACCTCCTACCCCGGTGGTGCAGTCGACTTCGGGGGGATGCACGAAGCGGCCGCGCTCGCCAACCGAGCCGCCTTCATGGCCGCGACCGTCGGCTACAAGGGCCCCAAGCTTCTGCTGCCGATCGGCTTTGTCGACGACGGCCACATGTCGGGGACGGGGCACGCTCGAGGCGGCGCGGTCATCGAAGGCTCGACGCCCGCGGTCGACAAGTTCCTGGCGAGGGCCTGGGGCCACGCTGCAGGCCTCTATGGGCAGTCGCCGAGGAGTGCCTACCCGGCCGGCGACTACCTTGCCCGCGGCCTCACCGGCACTGAAGGCGACGTCGGGAAGGTGGAAGGCGCGCCCGGCCACAAGGCGGTCTTCTTCGACAAGGGCTGGATGGGGCGGGCGATGGCCGGCAATCGCTACGGCGAGGAGTCGCTTCTCCACGAGTGGGCCCACGTCTTTCAGAAGCCCGGCCTATCCCACTGGCAACGGGAGGGCGGCGCCACGGACTTCGCTCGCTGGGCCGGCCCAGGTGTCTTCGGGATCGACCCGGCCGGGATGCCCTGGCCGGGCGGCGGCTACAAGGGCTTCGGGGAACGGGTGGCCGACCAGCTGGGCCAGAACTGGATAGAGCACGGTCAGTTCAAGGCTCGAGGCGGCCGCATCGGCACCGGTAAGGCCCTCCACCTCTCGAAGCAGGGTCAGGCCGTCCAGGACCTCATGCAATCGGTCTGGCCGTCCGCTGCTCCCTTCTACGGCGGCTCACCCTCATCGATGCCGCCGGCCAACTTCGACACGACGGCGTGGGGAGGGGCGTTCGTCGGCGACAACAAGGTCTTCGGCAAGAACGGGAAGCTGGCCAAAAACTACCTCGGCTATCCGAAGTGGTTCGAGGGCTGGATCGGCAAGAAACCGAATGTGGTGAAGGAGACCCTGATCCACGAGTGGGCCCACTACTTCCAGCGCAACAACCTCGCCGGCAACCCTCCGCTCCGGGAGGGTGGCGCCGAAGCGTTCGCCCTTTGGGCGGCACCGCAGATCTACTCGAGGGCTGGGATCAAGTACCAGAACCCGCCCCTGCCGAAATCCGCGACGTATTACCCCTGGGTCCAGCGGGTGAAGGCCGAAAAGGGCTGGCCTTGGATCGAGCATGGGCAGTTCCGGGCCCGCGGGGGCCGACTCCCTCGCTTTGCCGGCGGCGGCAATGTCTCGGGGAAGGTCAGCTGGTTCAACGGTGGCGCCACGGCCGGCGGCGGCAACACTTCTCAACCCGGCATCGCCATGAACCTGAACCCCGGCACCGAATCGGGTTGGGACAACCCCACCACCCAGAAGTGGATGGAAGAGTCCCGTGCGGGCCACCCGGTTTACGCCGACGTCTCGATCGACGGACATTCGGCAGATCTGCCGATCATCGACCTCGGGCCCGCCGGGTTCACCCAGCGGGCGATCGACGTCACCGAAGGCGGGGTGAAGAAGCTTGGCTTCTCGACCTCCGACTTCCCCACCGACGCGACCGGCACCGCGGTGATCAGGGGCTCTGCCGGGGCGGTCGCGACCGGCGCGGGATCCAAGGGCCACACCAGCACGGTGAAACCGGCGATCGGAGAATCCGAAAGCACCGGCGCAACCACCCGGATCTCCCCTCACGGCACCCCAGTCGGCGTCGGCGCGCTCAAGCCGGGCAAGGTCACCGCCTCCGCCTCCTGGATGCCGCCGAAGTTCAAGAAGGCGCTCCAGCAGCCCGGCCTCAGCTTCGCCCAGAAAGTGGAGATCGCCGAAGAAGCCGTCACCTATGGCGAAGAACACGGTGAGAACCCGGTCGGCGCGAGCGCCTACGGGATGGAACTCGAGAAGGCCAACAAGACGAGGATCCAGAAGCAGCTCGCCAAGGTCAACCGGGAACTGCAACACGAAAACAGCCCGGGCCAGCGCAAGAAGCTGCTCGCCCAGCGTGAACACCTCCTCGAAGGCCTCCACGGCGCCAACGAAGAGCTGAGCTCCTTCCGCGAAGCGGGGTCAGGGGAAGAAGGCCCGAGCCCCGAGCAGGAAGCGATCGAAGCGCAGACCGAAGCGATCGAAAAGGCGGCCGAAGAACAGGCGACCCGCGAAGAAGAAGAGAAGGCGGCGATGGAAGCCCACACCGAAGCGATCAAGGAACTCACCCAGAAGATGGGCGAACAGACTGCACTCGCCACCTCGGCGATCGGCACCAACAGCGCGGTGGCCTGGCAGGCTCTCGCCGAAATCCTCGGTGGCACCCTCGGCCCGAAGATCGCGCACCAGGAACTGACGCCTGGCGATGGCCAGTTGGGAACGGTATGACGGTCTCGACGTCCGAGCTCTGGCAGTTGGGCGGCCTCCTGGTCAACGACGGGCCCGACACGGACTTCTTCGTCGAAAACTTCAACTTCACGCCCGCCCAGAAGAAGCCGGTGCTGGTCTCCAACCCCGACGCCGACGGCGAAGAGCTGGCGGGCGAAAGTCATTACACCCCGGCCTACCTCGAATGGATGATCAGGGTGACGCCGCAGGCGGGGGCGACGAAGCAGGCGGTCACCGAAGCCACCCTGGCAAAAGCGGGCGAGCTCAACGACGCCGTCCAGGCCTGCGAGAAGGTCTTCGGCGGCCAGCCGATCATCTGGACCGTCCACAACACCGAAAGGCCCTACACGGGCTACGTGAAGACCGGCGATATCACCGAAGTGCCGGTCACCGCGACCGGCGACACGGCGGGCTGGCTGATCGACGCGCCCGTCTTCAAGATCAAACTGACCTGTGCCTCGTTCTGGACGCGGCCGCGACGGGTGATCAAGGCCTTGACCGAATCGGCCGCCGAACCGCTGCAGGTCCTCTACATCCCGGGCGTGCTCGGCGACGTCCCCGCCGAAGCGGAGCTGATCGTCACCGACAAAGCCACCCAGGACCGCCGCTTCGCGGCGTGGGGCCGTGACGTCGTCACCAGCGAAGCCAATCCGGCCCTCCTCCTCAAGGCCTCGACCGACCTGGTCACCACCGGCTTCGGGGGCAAACTCGAAACCGTCGCCGGCGCCTTCGGCTCCGAAAAAGCGATCGTCGCGATCGCGGTGTCCCAGCCGACGGCGATGTTCGGGACGGGGCGCATCTCCCACGTCGGTTCCTTCGCGATCTATGCCCGGGTGAAGGCGGTCTCCGAAGCTGCGCTCTTCCGGATCTCCTATCGCAACGGCGACGGCCCGCTGCAGACGCTCGAATGGAAGCAGCCGGTCGTCGTGGGCGGCTGGTCGGAGCTCTACATGGGCGAAGTCTTCCTCGACCAGGTCGAGCTGGGCGCACAGACCTCGGAGATCCGTTTCGAACAGCGCTCGACGGAAGGCAACCCGGCCAACGCCGGGAACTACCTGATCTTCCAGCCGACCACCAAGGGAGCCGCGCGAGCACGGGGGATCGCCGAAAACACCCCGACGAGCCTCCTTTGCCTCGACCCCTTCGAACAGGCGGAAGGCAACCTCGAAGGCAAGGAACCGAAATATCCGACCGCGATCACCTGGGCGGAGGCCGGGAAAACGGGAGCCAACGGTTTCAAGGTGAACGCCGGGCATTACCTCGAACGGACCGCCGTCTCCGATGTGAGCCTCACCGCCGGCTGCTTCGCCCTTCTAGGCGCGACCTCCTACGCGACCTTCCAGAGCTCCACGATCGTGAAGGCCGGGACCGCACTCCGAAAGGGAGCTTCCCGGATCGGCCTGCTCGGGCGCTACGTCGGCACGACCAACTACCTCGTCGGCGTCCTCTCCCTGCAGGCCAGCCTGGTAGGCGAATTGTTCGAATCCAAATTCTGGGAAGCCTCCGTCCTTCTCGAAGTGGTCAAGGTCGTCGCCGGCGTCGCCACGCCGCTCGACTCCGTTCCTATCGTCACGTTCCGCGCCGTCGGGGAAGAACCGACGGGGTACACCCTTCCCCAGGACCACTCGCTCGAACTCTCGGTCGCCGCCAATGGGAATTGGCGGGCGGCGGCGCCCAGCGACGTCAAGGAGATCAGAGGCCAGTCCGCGGATCTGGCCTCGGGCGGCGCCCTCGCCTCAGGCAGGGCGGGCCTATACGACGTCTATACCTCCGCGACCGCCGGTAGACGCCTCCTCGCTCCCTTCGAACTTCTGGGCGCCGACGAGCCTGGTCGCGTCTGCTTCTCGGGCCGCAAGGCCCAGTTCGATCAGCGCGGCTGTGAGCGGCAGGACTCGACCGGCACCTACGACGGGCCTCCGTCGATGTACCGCGGCGGTGGCCTCTACCTCGAGCCCGAAGGCGAACTGGGCCTGATCAACCGGTTGGCGGTCCGTCTGCGCCGCAACGACAACGACGTCGAGGAAGACACCGTCGTCACCGACAAACACGCCGCCGAAATGCTCGTCACCGAGCGCTTCCTCCTCCCGCGCTGAAGCAACTCCCACCTCCTCGAAAGGAGCTCTAAGTGTCCGATTACCCACCGGATCCCGGAGGCGTCTTCGCGTCCGACTATCACCGCCGCGTGGCGGCACATCTGCCGGTCCCGGCCGAAGACCCCGTCTCGGTCGACGACCTGGTGGCGCGCCTCGACGGAGACGTCTTCACCGGGCTGGGCTCGCCCAGCCGTCTCATGGTCACCTCGATCCTCGACGATCTCTCCGAAACCGGGGACGTCAAATTCCTCACCGGCGCGGAAGGCTGGCGCCTCCTCAAAGCGGGCCTCGAAAAACTCACCGGCCCCGCGCTCACCACCATCGAAGTCATCGACGGTGAACCGACCATGGTCGAGCCGCCTCCGCTCGACGGACCGAAACTCGAAGAAGCCGAAGCCCAGCAGCAGCGGATCGCAGATGAAGGCGACGCGACCGAAAAAGCCGCGCTCACCGCGGCGGTCGAGAGGGCGAAAGAACAGCTGGCGGCCGCAGAAGACGCCGCCTCGAAAGCGGGGGTGTCCTGATGGGCCTGATCGAACCCAAGGAGGCGCTCCAGGTGGTGCGGATCGACCTCTCGGAGGCGCGGCCGAGCGATTACCTGCAGGCGCGACGCCTCGGGATGCCCGAGGACGAATCGCCTCTGGGCTGGCTCTACTCGTCGCTGGTCGCCGGCGGCAAGTCGAACTACTGGCGCAAGCACGCTCTCGAACACGGCTCGGGCAAGTCGTCGCTGACGATGCCCACGACGGTGGCGCTCGCGCTCTGCACGGTGGTGCCGACCTCGAGCTCCACGGGGGCGACGATCACCGAGGCCTCCTACACCGGCTATGCCCGCAAGAAAGTGGAAGCCGCCGCCCTGAACGCGGCTGTCGAAGCCGAAGGCAAGATGACCTCAGCCGCGGTCCTCGAATTCGCCGCCTGCACGGCGGGCAGCTCGACGACCGTCGGCTGGGCTCTCCTCGACTCGTCGACCACCGGCGCCGGGAATGCCTTCTACTGGGGCAGCTGCACCTCGACGGTGATCTCGACGACGGCGACGCCTCCCACGGTGAACGCCGGTCAGCTGACCCTGGAAGAGACGAGCTGACCATGCCGAGCCTCTCCGTCTCGGGGTAGTCGGATGGCCTACGCCGGTCGCGGGCTTCTCAAAGAAGCTGTTCGAAAAGAAGTGGCAGAAGTCCCGGCCCCGACCGGCGTGGCGATCGGTGACCCGATCATCTTCCATCTCAACTTCTGGGAAGTGGCGGATGTCACCGCGGCTTTTGAAAACTCGGTGGTGATCAAAGGTCCGACCGTGGTTGCGGGGGAAAACCGGATCAAGCAGTTCGCGGTCCTCCATACCGGGGCATCGGTCTATGACTTCACCTTTGCCGGGACGAAAGAAATCTCAGGCGTCTCATTCGGCTTCACGGGTCGCACCTCGACCCTCGCCCAGATCCTCGCCTCCGCGCCCGAAACGGGGACCGGCAAAACGGCCACGGCCAAAGCGTTGGAACTGGCGAAAGCGGGCTATGACCTGATCTGTCTCGCCGCCGAGACGACGGCGACGGCGGCCACCCCGCCGGAAGGGATGACCGAGCGGCTCGACAGCGGGGAAGGCGAAGTCCTGGCCCAGCACGCCGCGACCCTCGACAACGTGGCATCGGGATCGACCGGGACGAAGGCGTTCACCTGGACGCCGTCGACCTCGTGGGCGGCGATCCTGATCGCGGTTCCTCCCGTAGGAGGACCACCGCTCCCCCTCGCCGCGGCCAAAGGCGGTGCCGCGACGTCGCTCGCCCTCCACGCTCCGACCCGCCTCCCGCTCTCCCCGGCGGCCGGATCCGCGGCGACGAGCCTCGGGCTCACCGCGGTGACCAAAGCGACGCTCCCGCTCTCGCCGGCGGCCGGATCCGCGGCGACCGGTTTGGTGCTGGCCACGAAACCACAGCTCTCGCTCGCCGCGGCCGGTTCCGCCCAGACCGAAATGGTGCTCTCGACCCCGGCCCCGCCGTCGGTACGGCGCATCGAGCGCAAGCCGCCGCTCGAGCTCGACGTCGAGGCGGAAACCGCCGAGGGCGACGTCTTCAGGCTCGCCGCCGACGCGCGCCTCGCCCGCAACCGACCGACCGGGCTCAGCTGCTCGAGCGAACGGGGGGAAGGCTTCTCCACCGGCAACGTCACCCTCTTCCGGGACATCTTCCGGGCGTGGCCCGACCTGAACCTGCTGGACACCTGGAGGATGGTCGGCCGGGAAGGCTTCGTCGCCTATGAGGGGCGGGTGGCCGGGCTGCCGCGGCAGAACTCGGGCGGCCAGTCGATCACCCTGAACCTGGTCGGCTGGATGAGCTACCTGAAGAGTCGGGCGGTGCCGATGCTGATCATCGACCGCCGCTTCTCGGGCTGGGAAGAACCGACGATGCGCCGACTGGGCCAGCTGCTCGAAGCCGGCTACATGGTCGCCGGCTCGGCCTCTGGCGCCTCCTACTTCGCGGGTGCCGTCGCGCCCGGCCTCTACTTCAACCTCGCCGGCGTCGGCAAACCTGCCGCCTTCCCGATCGGAACTGAGCTCTGGTTCTACGCGGGTGGCGAGGACATCGGCCAACTGCGCTTCGACTTCGTCGGCGACGGCACGACGACCTGGGCGGAGTCGCCGGGCCTCTGCAGCGACGACATCGGTAGCTCCGTCGACCTCCCGGTCAACTACAACGGCGCCAGCGCCGCCCACCAAGTGGTCCAGGCGTCGGCTTCGGGCCGCAAGTTCGCGATGACCCAGTCCTTCTACACGGGCACCTTCGTCGGCACCCTGACCAACGCCCACTCCTACCGGACGCCCCGGGTGGTCGGCTCCCATGGCATCGAACCGATCGGGGAATGGCCTGAAGAGGGCTACCCGCTCACCGACTGCGTCGAGTACATGCTGGCGACCTACTTCCCGAAGATCTCGCTCGCGCCGGGCTCGCCGCGGAGCTCCTTCCCGATCCAGCAGTTCACCGGCCACGACGTCGAACGCGACGGCTACGAATCGCTGCAGACCTTCAACAACCTGATCCTCTGGGAGACCAACGTCTTCGAGGACCGCAAGCTCCACATGGAACCGGCCGACCTGACCAAGTTCGACTGGTGGATCGACACCACGGACCCCGGCACCTCGGTCAACTTCCAGGGTGAGACCACCGAAGACTTCGCCAACGGGATCACCGTCCACTACACCGACTTCTTCGGGCGCAGCTGGACGCTCTGGCCGAGCGAACACGTCGAGCTCCGCGACCTGAACGAAAATAACCCGGCCAACCGTCATGGCGAGGACCTCTGGACCTCGAAGACGGTGCCGTGGCCCTGCACCGAACAGGAAGCGCTGCAGTTCGGAGCGGCCCAGCTCGGCGAATACAACCGCCCCAAGCGACCGGGTTCCTTCACCGTCGCCGGCGGCTACATCCGCGACGCCGCCGGCCATCTGCAGCAGGGCTACAAGATGCGGAACTCCCAGACGCTCGGGATCAAGAACCACCCCGACGAAGCCGCGCCGCGGCTTATCACCAAGCCGAGTTGGGACCCGCCGACGTCGACCCTGACGATCACGGTCGACGCGCCGCCGAAGACGTTGGAAGCGATCGTCGCCCGCCAGGCGCTCGCCCGCGAAGCGCGTAACCAGAGCTAGAGAGGAGGGCCCTCGGTTGGACCAACAGGAGCTGGGCGAACGCCTCGGCCGCCTCGAGGCGGGGCAGGAGGGCCTCGACCGCCGGATGGCGGAGATGCAGAAGGAGAACTCCGACGACCACGCCGCGGTGATCTCCCGTCTCGACAAGCTGGGCGACGCGATCGCGGCCAAGGCGCCGGCGGAGTGGGTGCAGGGCCTCTACGGCCGAGTCGCCGACCTCGAGCGCGATCGCGACGAAGGCAAAGGCAAACGCCTCGTCGTCGCCGTGATCTTCTCCGCGGTCGTCGCGCCCCTCATGGTCGGCGTGTTCATCCTTCTGGCGACGGGGGCGATCTCGTGAAGGTCTCCAGGCGCTACGCGATCATCGCCGCGATCATCGCCATCGTCGGGCTCACCGCGGTGGCCGCGGTCGGGATCGCGATCAGCAACCACACCGATCAGCGCGAAACCAAGGTCGATGAAGCCAAGGAAGCCGCGCACCACGCCGGTGCGCAGGCGACGAAGGCGACCGCGCACGCCGCCAAGGCCCAGCACACCGGCGGCGCCGCCAAGCGCCAGGTCGAACGGGTCAACCGGTACCTGCGCGGCGAACGGGGGCTGCCCGGCGTCCCCGGCGCCGAAGGCCACATCGGGGAACCGGGTGCGCCCGGCTCCAACGGGGCGATCGGCAAGGTCGGCCCACGTGGACCTCCCGGCCAGGAAGGCGCCGCCGGTCCGGCCGGGGCCGACGGCGAACCGGGGGCGATCGGCGCGACCGGAGAATCCGGAGCCCAGGGTCCGAAGGGCGACAAGGGCGAACAGGGCGCGACCGGGGACGCGGGAGAAGCAGGCGCCGCCGGTGCCCAGGGCGCCGAAGGATCTCCCGGCACGACCGGCGCTGCCGGGGCCGAAGGCGCCCCGGGCCCTCCCGGTCCCCAGGGTGAGCCGGGCCCGGCGCCCAGCGGCACCTACGAATGCACCTTCACCGGCACGAACGAAGCGGGCGAACCCGTGACGTTCACCGGCACCTGCACGTTCTAGATCCCTCGCCGCGCTCGAGCGGCCCGAAAGAAAGGACTCGCCACATGGCGACGATCAAGGCTGCCCTTGAAGGGGTGGCGCGCGCGCTGAAGCTCCAGCACGCCCTACGAGCCAAAGCGGTGCGGCGGATGACCGCGCGCCATAAAGAACAGGAGAAGGCCGAACGTCAGGCGGCCGCAGCGCGCGCCGAGGCCGACAGGCTCCGCAAGGAAGCTCACCACCTGAACACCTTCGGCCCCGACGAGAATCAGGCGAAGGCGCAGAGCCTCACCGCCAAGGCCAAGCGGAAGGACGAGAAGGCGCTGACCCTCGACGCGAAAGCGGCCAAGGCGAAGTCGAAGGCGATCGTCTTCAAGCAGCGGGCGAAGCGGAAGACGCAGCAGATCGAAAAGCTGGAAGTCCGCTCTGACCAGCTGCATAAGAAGCTCGAAGCAATGACGCCCCATGTCGGCAAAGACGGGCGAGTCGCCGGCGCCAAGAACGACGGCGAAGCGTTCATCTTCGCCAACCGCTACATCGCCTCGAAATGCGCCTCCGGTGACCGGCCGAACTTCTACTCGATGGAAGGGCCCGGCTTCAACGTCAAGCACGCGTTGCTGAAGGGCGGCCAGGAACACATCGGCCAGCTGTCCGGCGAACGCTCCGACTGCTCCCTCTACGGGACCGAAGCGTGTTGGGCCTCGAAGCTGCCCGACCCGAACGGGACCGACTTCACGGGTGGATTCACCGGCACCGGTCTCGGCCAGCACAACGGCTGGAAGATCGTCTCCGAAGAGGCGATGCGCAAGAAGGGCTGGGGCATCGTCATCTACCTCCGGTGGGAGGGCGACACCGAAGGCCACCACTGGGAGAACTACATCGGCGAAGGCGGGACCGAAACCATCGGTCACGGCTCGGCGCCCGTCGACCCCGGCGTCATCGACCTGTTCGGCAACGGGCTCTACGCCTGTCTGATCCTGGAGGACTGATCCATGAGCAAGGCCAAGGAAGCAATCGCAGAACGTCCGACCGAGACCCTGACCGGCATCGCCCTGGCGACCGCCGTGTACGGGTTCCTGACCCAGGCCGGGGTGCCCGAGCCGATCGCCGCGGCGGTCGGGATCGTCATCGCCTTCGGCCCGGCCGGGGTGTCCACGGTGGTCGACGAGATCAAGGGGGCGAAGTGAACGATCCCCGCTTCGAGATCTTCCCCGAGCGGCATCCCGGATCCGGCGACGCGCCGGGTCCGCTGACCGGCCAGTTCGCCTGGCACTTCCGGGCAGCGAATGGTGAGATCGTCGCCACTGGTGCCGAGGCCTACACCCGCCGCGAGGACGCGAGCCGGGCGATCCACGAGTTCCTCGACGCCGTCTACGCGGGATGGCCCTCGGTGCCGCATCCGCCGATCATCGACCTGGACCTCCGGGACGAACGAACGTCGTGAAGGGAGGCACCTACCTGCTCGACCACATCTGCGAGCGGCCGGGCTGCAGCGCCCTCTCGCCGACCGCCCGCACCTGCGGCAATTCCTGCCGCGCGAAGGTGTGGAAGGCAGAGCACGGCTATCGGGACAAGCGAAGCGTTCGGAACGTCTCGCATCGCCCGCAGCGGCGACGTGAGACGCGCTACGCGATCGTCCAATCCGAGGGATCACGCCTCGACGTCCTCGCCCTCGACACCGCCCCGAGCAAGCGGGCGGTCGAAGGCGCGTTCGGGATCCGCGATCGCCAGGACCTCTTCGCGATCGCGGCCAGCCACCTCCCAGCGGTCGCGTGATGGTCGTCAGGGACCGAGAGCTCGAGGTCGAGCTGCTCGGGCGCGCCGGCGGGACCGCCGAGTTCGCCGACGAGGTCCTGCGTCGCCTCGAGCACTATGAATCCCTCCACGGCAACAGCGGCTGGGACAGACCGGTCGACGTCCTCCTGCAGGAGATCCAGGAGGAGTGCGCCGACATCTCGGGGTGGGGCCTCGGCGCCGCCCTGCAGCTCGAGGGCGCGGAGCTACACCGCCTGGTGGTCGCGATGGCCCTGGGCGCCGCGGCGCATCGTGAGATCGGAGCGCTCCGCGAGCAGCTGGCCCTGAAGCGCAGGACGTAGAGCACCCGCCGTACCTACATCGCCGAGCCCGAGGCCGTCGTCCCTTCATCGGGGCGGCGGCCTTTCGTCGTTCTGGGCCTAGACCCCGCGCAGCAGATCGGCCGCTGTCACTTCGAGCCCGGCCGCGAGCATCGCCACCGTCGACACGCGGAGATCGCGGATCCCGCGCTCGGCCCGGCTCACCTGCTGCACACTGGTCCCGCAGAGGTCGGCGAGGGCTTCCTGCGTCAGTCCTGAGCGCTCCCGCGCCTCGCGAATGTTGCGGCCGACTACCTCCTTGGGTTCCACGGCCGAGACGCTGCCCGAACTGGACACGAACGGCCAACACCAATATGTTGAAACGCGTTGAGTGGCTCGACCACTCGACTTGGTCCCCTCGTGGCCGTTCGCCTGGCCGGCCGCGCGCCACCCCGATAGCCCCGTCGCCGAGTGCTCCCGGCGGCGGGGCTATTTCTCGTTCAGATCCGGCAGATCTGCCGCTCGGAAGAGGGCAGGGAACCCCGGGCCGCACGCCCGCACCCCGGAGCTCCCTGGAAACCTCAGACGGACTTCGCGATCTGCGTCGACGGAACGATCTGCTCGGAAATGGTGATCTTCACCCTGCCCACCCCCTCCCTTTCTAATTCACTCGCACATGGGACGGCCAGTCGAGATGACCGTGGTGGGTGAGTGAATCGCCGCGACCGGTCGAATCCGCCACGCCATCTTTCCGCTTAACGGGCAGAAAAGACGGATAGGATCAATCGCTTCTATTGATCGAGAGAGGAGGGAGCAATGCCAGCGCTTAAACCCACGGAGACGATCGACCAGACCTTGGCCGCCGTCGTCGCCCACCCCGTGAGAGCCCGGGCCCTAGGGGTGTTGGCTGAACGGACGGCGAGCCCGGCCGAACTCGCCATCGCGCTCGGGGTGGAAGTGAACAAGGCCAACTACCACGTCAAAAAGCTCGAGGAGATGAAGCTGATCGAGTTGGTCGGCACCCGGCCTGCACGCGGCGCGCTCGAGCACTTCTATCGGGCGATCGTGAGGCCGCTCGTGACCGAGGATCAATACGCCCTCCTCAGTCAGGAAGAGCGCAACGGATTCGCGCGGGAGATATGCCAGCTTGGTTTCGCCGACGCCGCCTCGGCGCTGGCGACCCAGGACTTCTCTTCCCGGTCGGACAACTGCGTCGCGCGGACGCCGGTGCTCGTCGACGAGGAGGGCTGGCGCGAGCTCGCCGAGCTCCACAAGGAAACCGTCCTCAAGACCATGGCGATCGAGGCTCGGAGCAACGGGCGTAGAGCCGAGTCCGAAGAGCCCGGTATCCACGGGGAGAGCCTCGTCCTCTTCTTCGAGCGCGCGCATCTGAACGAATAGACCAAACGGTCGGTGCAGATTTATCCCCCGATCCAAACGTCTTTGCCTAGGTTTCCCTCGGCACGGTTGAGGAGATTGGCCCAAAACGGGCCGCGGTAAAAAGGGGGGGACGTGTCAGGGGATCAGGAGCGGCGCCGACGGCGCGCACAGCTATGGGCGCTCTATTTCTTACTGCTGGCGCTGGTCGACGCACCGGCATTCATGTTGGACTGGCAGGCCGAGCTCGGCGACCACCTGGATGCCGAGCCCGGCTTGGAGAGGGTGGCCGACGAGGGGCACCGACATCTACGCGTCGTTGAGTAGCCGACTAGCGGAGCCCTTCGAGTTCGCCGGCGGTCTTTTCGGCCTGACGCTGCTTGATGATTTCTTCGACTTCGCCGACTTCTTCTTCGATCTGTTCATCGTGTTCGGCTTCGTGCGCCGCCTTGACACTCCCGTATTCGGCCGCCTTAAGTTCGCCTTCGGCAATGTCAAGGCAGCGTTGGGTGTAGCCGTGCTTTTCGTTGCACTTTTCCGACGCTGACTTGTCCCGATTCCCGAGGAGAGCCAAGCCTCCCACCACCGCGGCGATCACCGCGATCACTACAACGACTCCCTTCATCTGCTTCCCCCTTCACTCGCCCGGTCGCTGCCGGGCGTCTCGATATCTGCTTTCGCCCTCCGCCCGAGCTCGTCGACATTCACTGCTCCCGACTCGGCGCCGGCGACAAGCCGTCCCAGGTCGGGCTCTTCGAACCAGTCCTGACCCACGCCCAGGATCTTCCCGAGGGCGATGGCCAACGCTTCGTTTGGCGCGTAGTCGTCGGACGCATGACCAGCTCGGCTTGCTGCGTTCCTCTTGAGGCCACGCTCGACGAGTAGATCGGGAAGCTGGGCGCGCTTCATCCCCCGCAGCGCAAGGGCGGCGTCCAGTCGGCGCTTGTACTCGGTCTTCGAGAGGGCCACGGACATTGGTGTACCAGCGAAATCCTGGCCACGGCTAGGCGCCCCTTGACGGGCCTTGACATGAGTTGACAGGCCGTGTAATTTTTGGACATGGCATCAACCCAGATGACGGCGCGTACGCTTCGGGAAGCAGGGGAGGCGATACGCCGGGAGCGGATGAATCGAGGCCTGAGCCCCGAGCAGCTCGGCTACGAGGCCAAGGTTTCCGGGCGCACCGTGCGCCGCATCGAGGACGGTGCTCGCCCGACCGTTCGGGTGATGTTCCAGCTCGCCAAGGTCCTCGACTGCAAGGTGGTCGACCTGTGGCCGCTGTGAGCCTGGCCAAGCTTCGGTTCAACGAGGGCCTCACCCCCGAGCAGCTCGGGGATCTCTGCGAGGTCTCGGGCCGCACGATCCGGCGCCTTGAAGACGGTGCTCGCCCGAACGCTTCAACCGCGAAGAAGCTCGCAGATCACTTCCTCCTCGAGCCGACGGATCTCTGGCCCCTCGAGAGCGAGGCCGCAGCATGACCACCACCTCCTCACCCCTCGCCCGAGACGCGACCGGCTACGAGATCTACAAGGGCGACCGGGTCGGCTCCTTTCACCGAGAGGTCCCCGGCACCGTCGACCAGCGCGACGGCGACAAGGTCCTCGTCCTCCACGACGGCGACCCCGATCCCACCCCTTACCTGGTCGGCGAGATCTCCAACTGCGTGCCCGGGCTCTTCGTCCTCAACCTCGAGGCCGCAGCATGACCTTCACCTTCGCCGCCATCTTCTTCTGCCTCCTCCTGATCAGCCCGACCGCCGGGATCGTCTTCGCCCTCGTCCTCCTCGTCTTCGCGATCCTGGTCACCATCGCCGAGCGCCGGGTCCGGCATCGCTTCCTGGAAGACCCGGACCCGGTGGCGACCCTCCTCGCCGAGCTCGAGGCACCATCGGCAGATCTGCCGGCCTTCACCATCACCGGCCCCGATCATCCGCTCGCCGCGATCGGCCGTGTCCCTCGAGGTGAGGACCGATGACGCCGCTGCAGCTCGCGATCGCCGAGAAGCACCGTCGGCGCGCCCAGACGCAGATCGTCGCCCAGCACAGGGCCGGCGCCGCAATCGAGCTGATGCGCCAGCAGGCCCGGGTCGGCCACATGAAACGCCGGGCCGTCGCCCACGCCGGAGCCGCCCCCGCGGTGCTGGAGATCTTCAAGCAGCAGTACCTGGAGGAGTTCAAGTTGCTCGAGCGCAGGATCGCGATCGGGCAGGAGTGGGGGGTGGTCTAGGTGGACGGACTCAAGCTCAAGTACTTCCCGGAGTCGGGCCTCATCCGCTCGATCGGCGAGCAGCCCAATGGGATCCTCTGTCTCTTCCACATACGGACCCCAGCGTGCTTCGCGATCAGTCCTTCGGTCAAGGCCCCGGAAGGGTTGCCGAGCGGGACCATGATGGTGTCGGCGCCGACGGGGATCTCCGAGGACGCCGTCCTACTCGAGCTCGGCGATGTGGTCGGAGCTGCCGCCGACAAGGAGACGCTCGGGATGCTCTGGGCATCGGTCGTGCTCACCGCCAACGTCGCCGTCGGGCAACTCAATCGATTCGACCCGGGCCCGCTTCACAACCTGAGCGAGCTCGCCGTGGATCTTCAGCCTCGCCTCGGCATCGCGTTGGAGCGTTTCGATGCCTGACCTCGACGTCTTCTTCCTGATCCGACGCAAGGGCGCCGATGACGACGGTTGGGAGGTCGCCGACCAGGAGCAGGTCGACGCCCTGCAGGACAGCCCGCACTTCGAGGTGAAGAGGTGCCGGGTCGACGATGGCGGCGCAGCTGCGGCGCTTTCGGCTGCCCTCGATCGCAACCAACGGCTGATAGACGCGATCACCAGCGTTGTCGAGACCGACGGGACCGGCCAGCGCTTCTGGCTCACCGAGGAACTGAACTCCGCGCAGATCGCCGGCCAGCTCTTGGAGGCGCTCACCCCGACCGCCCAGCCCGAGTCCCCATCCCCTGCGGAGCTTCGGAACGGCACTTGCAGCGAGTGCGGCCGCCTCGTTGCTCCTGACCAGCACCTTCCCGGCTGCCCGTTCTACGACTTTAGCGAGCAGGACGCGATGGTCCGCGCCGCCGAAGGCAACAAGTGGCTGGAGAACGCCGGGGTCGTCGCGTGGTCCGAATTCCTCCTCGCCCTTCGTCAAGAGGGTTACGAGTTAGCGGCCACCACCCCACCCGATGGGGGACTGGAGGAGTGGCTGCGGAGCGAAGAGGCGATCCTGACTGTCTACGAGCAGGCGCCAGCGGCGTGGATCACGACCGACAACGACGCCGGGCCGAACGACGAGGAGGAAGCGCAGATCCGCGAAGTTCTCGCCGCCCTCGCCGCCGCCTGGGACGCAGTCACCGACCAGTCCTCACTGCCGGAGGGCGATCGAGCTGAGCGCTTCGTCGAGGAGGTGCGAGGAGAGGTTGCGACGCTCCGTGACCAAGCTGCGGGTGCGGGACGTGCCGAGGGTGCCGAGTGGGCCTCGAGCGACGAAGAAATCGCCGGCGCCTCGGCAGCCCACTCGCAGAATGCGGCCGCCAATCGCCTGACGGGCGCCCTCGAACGCCTTGACGGCAAACAGCGAACCGAGACCCAGGCCAACCAGGGTGAAGGGGGGACGCAGTGAAGCTGAGCCGAGAGGACGCCCAGCTTGCCCATGACGCCGTAGGGATGGCGGTCACGATCTACGACGCCGTCGAGGCTGAAAGCGGCGTGCCGAAGGATGCGCCGCTCTACGGGAAACGCGATCGGATGGTCGAACTCGCCCGTCGCTTCGACCACGAGGCGAACTGCCGCCAGAGGGGCGACGGGTCCTGATGGCCAACTACCGCTGCCCCAACGGCCACGAGTGGAAGGCCCCGGGACTCCTCAGCCCGAGATTCGACCCCGCCGTCCTCCAGTGCCCGGAGTGCCCTGCCCGAGCCGAGACCTTCGCCAACCGCAAGAGCGGCAGATCTGCCGGCACCTCGACGTCGCCCCTCGAGCGCGATCTCCACAAGCGCTTCACCGAGCTCGTCACCGAGTGGCCCTGCTTCTTCTCCGACAAGGTCGACGGGCAGCCTCGACGTCCCGGTCACGAGTGCTGGGGACGGCTCGACCCCCACCACCTGGTCCCGGTCGACCACATGGTCAAGCAGCTGGGCCTGGGTCCAGAGATCGTCTTCGACCCGATCATCGGTGTGCCGCTCTGCCGTCGCGCACACGACGCTGTCGAGATCCGCTCCGACTTCGTCTACTGGCACGAGCTCGACCCGGAGTGCATCGCCTTCTGTCGGAAGCACAAGCTGCTCTCGCGGCTGAAGATCGAGTCGCCGAAGCGGACCAAAGGGACTTCTAGAGCACAGAAAACCATCCGAGAGGAGTCCCATCCATGACCCCGTCCACGCCGCTGCCCGACCGCCTCGAGCGAGCTCGATCACTCCCGCTTCTCCACGGCAGCCATCGGCCGCCCGGGGACTCGGACGAGCCGAAAGCCTGCCTCCTCGAGATGGAGGCCTGGATCCACGGCGAAAGCTGGAGCGACGGACCAGAGTGCGTCAGCCCGGTGCTGAGGCAGTTCGGGATCCGTCTCAACGATCGCCTCCCTGACAAGGAGCGCCAGAAGCTGAAGCGGTTCCAGGGGCGCCTCGGCGGGACCGCCGACGATGGCCAGGATCCTGCCCGCCGCGCCCTCGCCGCGCAGTACGTGGTCAACACCGGGCTGCCGGACTGGCTGGAGCTCGTCGGGCTGACCGATCGCGCCGCCGAGCTTCGCGTGATGCCCGTCACCGACTGGACCCCGGCGCTGGGCGATCTCCTCTGGACCGTCAGGAACGAGATCTGCGCGAAGGTCCCGGGGGCACGTGGTCGCTTGCGTGAGCGTGTCGAAGCCGAGGTGCGGAAACGGCTGAGCGAGAAGCCCGTTGCCGATGCCGCTGCCGCTGCCGATGCCGTTGCCGCTGCCGTTGCCGCTGCCGCTGCCGTTGCCGATGCCGATGCCGCTGCCGATGCCGTTGCCGCTGCCGTTGCCGCTGCCGCTGCCGTTGCCGTTGCCGCTGCCGCTGCCGCT